TATAATATTATCTTAGTATATTTTATACAATAATGAGCAATCAGGCAACACAACTTTATCTGGATAAAAATACAGAATTATCTAATTACATAGACAAAATATCGAAGGTTGAACAACAACTAATAGAGCAGATTGGCAATGCAACAGATCCAACGGAGCAAGCCAAATTGTCAAACAACCTTTTATTAATTCAAGATACACGGGTCAATTTAATCAATGCTTTAAGTAGTATAAATGCGTATTATAGTCAAAATTTATTGGGCTCTTCTCATACGTTGGAACAGCAAACGAATGCTGTCGCTATTATGGACAAAGAAATGGAACAGGCGAAGAAGCGTTTAGCATATATTAATGAGCAAAAAGAAAATAAGCTACGAGTTGTAGAAATCAATCAATACTATAGCGCGTCTTATGCTGAATGGACTCACCTTGTGAAAATATTAATTATAACGATTCTTGCATTTGCTATAGTTATTAATATAACTACCTATTTTCCAATATTACCTTCCGAAGTGTATTCTATGCTGATGTTTATTATTAGTGTGGTTAGTTTGTATTATATATTTATAACGATCGTCTCTATTTATTCTAGGGATAATATGGTTTATGATGAATATAATTGGAACTTTAATATAAATAGTGCACCAAAAATGGGTACTGGGGCGTTTACAAATTCATTCAAGTTGCCAAGTATGTTGGAATGCATTGGTGAAAATTGCTGCCAAGATGGAACCCTTTGGAACAAGGATATAGGTAAATGTATTGTTCCTCAAGTTTCTACAACTACGACTCAATGTTCGCCTGGGAGTGTTGGCTTACGCTAGTTTAGCCGTTTAAGTTTTCAATAACATTATACAAGTAAAAATCTTTTAGTTGTATAATATAATATATAATATGTCATCCTGTGATGAACAATCCGCAAAATTATTACAAGAACAAGCAAAAAAATATGATAGTATCATTGGATCAAACTCTACATCGGCGCAAACAAATAAAATTATTCAACAGGCGCAGGCATTTTTGGCATGTGATGCAGCTTGCCAGCGTGCAATAAAAGAAAAGGAATTGCTACATGATTATCAATCCGCACAAATGAGGTTGTTTAATGGCACGGATAATTTGGAGTCTACATCCAAAAATTATTATACATTTGCTAAAGGAGACAGCGGATATAATGATTTTAACAAAGGAAAGCTTGGCGATGTCGCCAATAAAATTGCCGCAAAATATTCCGCGATGTTTAATGAAATAGTGCATAACTCAGAGGTTCTTAACAATGTATATCAGTCGGATTTTATCAATGTGAATCATGCAAAAGAATTATCTCAGACGCTGGTGCAAAAAAATAAGGATTTGGATACTCTCCTAAAGGATACGCTGAACGATATTTCCACGAGCGACCGAAAAACATATTATGAGGACCAAGAATTGGACGATTTACAATGGTGGTACAACATTTACCTAGCAATATACGTTATTACGTTGATTATATTTGCAGTCTCATTGTTTTTAGTGCCGACCGAAATGACAAAATATAAGCGGATAGCGTTGGTTGTATTTTTAGCTTTGTATATATTTTTGGCAAAGTATGCGGCCATTGGACTTATCAAGCTATGGACATATATTGGGTCCTTTTTCCCAAAGAATGTGTATTTGTCGATTTAAACACTATGTAAAATATATTCATTTATAAATTGTGTGCGTTGTTCACGTGTCAATAGTCCCCAAATTAGTCGCGCTCTACGCTCGTGATTATCCATATTTGTATTTGGAAAATATCCAGTTTGAAGGTACATGTCTACTGCTGATAAATTCACAAGCATGCGCCTTTGTTGGAGAGAAAACTCCTTATTTACACAAAAATTTACAAGGTCTGTCATGAGTATATTATCGTTATAATCAAATGCATATACGTTCTCTATTATACGATAATCAGAGACATAACTTCGTACATCGGACATTAGTTCTTTCGATTGAGGTAGGTAGGTGTAAGGTAAAATAACCATTTGGACGACCAATTCGTGCACACCTATAACACTTGCTAAAAATTTTATCATATAATAATTATATTATTGTATGATAAGACAAACACTTTATATCATTTTAATAAACATGAAGCCTTGCTAGTTTGTCTGCTTGGTCGTTCCCGATGGAATGAATATCCGTTTTCTGGGTATGTGCGCGTATGTGTATAAACCGAACATTAGTTGAATGGTCTTTATAAAGCTCATATGTGGTCTTAACCAATTCTTTATTTGGAATATCAACATTCCAGTTTTGTTTATAGCATTTTTCGCCATAGGTCGAGACACATTTTATGGCATATTCGGAGTCTGTAACAATTGCGACTTTTTTGCCAGAAAGAAGATCTGCGCGAATAATAGCGTGTGTTTTCGCAATGGCTGTCAATTCTGCAAGGTTATTTGTTTGTTTGCCAACTAGCTTTTCTGATAGATTGCGCGGATCATTTTCTCCAAAATAGATACCAATACCAGCGGATGCAACTCGCGTTCCATTCTTAGAGCACGCGCCATCGGTGTAGACATAATAGTCGGGTTCAAAATCTACCAACTCTCCCACAGACGACGCTTCTTGCACCACTCCGTTATTGGCGACGAATTCCTCTGCTTCTTGTTTCGTATCAAATTTTTTATATGATGCATTTTTATATCCCTTGACAGCACGATTACACTCGTCCCACGTTGAAAAAACTCCAATCGTTCGCCCACTTGCAACTGCATAATACGGCATATTATTATAAAGATAGATTATAGTTTGTCTACATATATAGCGGGCAAGTCTTTAAGTCCTTTGCAAATATACTATAGGGTGCATGGACCCACAACCCACACGAGCGCTTATAAATACTTCTTGTCAATAGTCGTGCTCTCCGCTACACGACGGATTATCTTTCCAAAGTCTCTCTTCACTTCTCCGTCATCCACTGGGCCAATAGCTTCCATATTTATTCTCAAGTATTGATCGTTTTTTCTGCTGTTGTATTCCGTGCAACCGGGATTCGCCTTTTTCCAATCATCCACTCGCAAAATATTCTTGTGCGTAAGTTGCTTAATAATTTTTCTTAGTCTGTCCAAGTTTGCATTGTCTCTTTCCCACTTATTATCATCCTTGATATGGATTATTTCTCTCTTGACATCACTACAATGAATGGGTCTCTTGGTTATATCTAAGCTATTCAAGCGATCTACAAAGAGTCTCGACATGCCTTCGGCAAAACCAATCTCGCCCATCTTTTCCAGTTCAGGCAGACTCAATTCCAGCGATTTAATGAAATCCTTCATATTCATGGCATCCTTGCACGTCTCGTTCAAGAAGAATTGTAGATTGAATGTCTTGTTGTTGCTATTATTATTGCTATTGCTGATAGTATTGTGATTAACCTGGCTATTTTTTGCGACCTCTATCATGGTCTTGTTTTGTTCCATCATCTGGTTGCTTTGTTGTATTAGCAGGTCTTTGAACTCTTGATTTTGCTTAACCAATTCAAGTATAATATTCATTTGCATATCCTCTGATGATGAATGAGGTGGGTGGGTAGTGGAAGGATTCTTTGTAATTTCATCTGAGTGATTTACCATTGAGCACTTTTTTTTATGCAGGGACAAACTTTGTCGGTGATTATATGTCTTACCACATATGCATTCTACACCTTTGTGCACGTTATTTTCAGACGATGTCAACATTTTGTCAACATTTATATGCTTGCTAGTGAGTTTATGCCGTTCAAACAACCATGAAGAACTGCATAATACATTACATTTTTCACAAATAAATTTATGCACTTTTTTTACACTTTTTTTGTCAACCATTGTCAATATAAATATGTTGACAAAAAAAAGTGCCTAAATATTCCGCCAAAAATAAAAAAAAATTAGCATCGCAAATTTGAAAATATTTTTTTTGTCGCGAGACGCTAATTTTTCATTATGCTCACAAACGTTCGATTTTCCAAAAGTATTTTAGGATTTTCAAAAATGGACATTTATAAATGTCCATTTTTGATTTTCTGAAAAAGGATTTGGAGTAAAAAATCGTATTTTTGCAATGTGGGTTGTGGGAACTTTGGTTCAACAAAAACAAAAAAACAATGTATTTACAGGTTTTTTTGTTTGATTTCTTATTTTTTGTTTTATTTATTTAATCAACCATTTCAATCAACTCGTCCGTCTTTTCAGGATAGGCAATCTTAATTCCCGTCCAGCCAGTCGGTTTCCATTTGCCAAACTTCTTTTCCATATACTCATACAACTCTGTACCCTTTGGCATCTTGCGCATACCTTGTGATTCTTGAAACCACATCTTGAATTCATTAGACAACTCCTTCTTGCAGACCTTGTCCGATGCGACGTCAGTCTTGATAATCATTTCACTGACAAACGCAGCAATATGATCCTGACCTTGACGATATCTGTTAGACGATCCCTTTACGATGTCGCAGTCTTCAACGTGTCCGTTTGTTTCAAACGCACGCTTAACTAGCATACTCATAAACAAGGGCGCCCAAGCAATAATTTTGTTATCTAAATCCAGGTCCTTCAGAAAGTGATACGGCTCGTTTTCGTCCAAAGTATCCACAAACTTGGACATGAAATCGCAAATTCGAATACGTCTCCATGTACCATCATCATTGCTATTGATTTCAAACAATGTATTGGTGCATACACACAACTTGAATTGAGGTGTGAACGTCTCGCTCGCAGAATACAATGCACGCGCTTGAATCTTATCACCACCAGTCAATTCCTTCATGACACCTTCATTAATACGCGTATCCTTTGACGGCTCTTGCATGACTGCATATCTTAGACCCTTCAACTGGATAACTTCACTTGATGTCCCACCAACACCAGGACGCTTATCACTAACCAATGTAATCGGCACAGTTCCAGCATACTCGCCCAACGCATGATTCATAAATTCTACCAACTTACTCTTTCCATTGCTTCCACTACCACGATAAATGTTGAACGTCTGATTCAAATTCGTGCCAATTAAACACGACGCCAAATGATCCCACATATACTTGCATAGTTCTTCCACTGGAAACAACTGCTTCATAAAGGTTTGGATTCCGGCTATATGTTCAGCATCCACCACAGCATCGGCTGGCTTATACGGAATTCCAGTTGACTTTGTGATATAATCCTGAGGATAACCATCGCGAAAACATTTATTTTTAAAATCAATGACACCATTTGTGAAACAAAGCAAGTATTTATTGGCGTCCATGTTTCTAGTAAAGAATTTGTCATAGAAGATCGCAGACGCCTCCTTCATGATATTATTTTTATCATTGGTTTTTCTCAAACGAATCTGCAACTCGCAGATACTCTTCATTCTCTTCTTGAACATCTCGGCACGTTCCGGGTCTTGATTATCGCCAGAACGCTTCAAATCATCCGTATACTGGTCGACCTTTTTTTGATACACGCTATGCATCTCCCTTGAAATACACAATCGCAATGTTTCGCCATGATCCGGTTCCCAGCGATGATTGATAAACGTATACCACAACGGCTTGCTAATCAAACTAGAACAAACGAATCTGTCCTTGAACATGTTATAAAGAACCATGGCAAGGTCATAATCAGTAGGAGATGATATTGTCTCTTCAATATAACTATCTACGGTGCCCTCCTTGACGCGCTGAAACTCTTCAAGCGCATCTTGTTTTGCCCAGTACATAATTGACCTTCTGGTTACACCAGATCCTTTATTATTATCAATGTGCTTATTCCAGACATTATACAATTCTGGAATACTATTGTAATCAAAATCGGATGCCTTGCTACGTAGCAACACCCACGATAAGAACAGGCGTTCGTCAGTGTGCTTCAATGCAAAGGCGACTTGCCTGTTCAAAAGATGCGAACCAGGCTCGTAATACTTTTCAGGCAATACTTGCGCATAGTCATGCGTCTCCCTGACAAAATACTCCGCAGGAGTCAGCGTAGACAAGATTTTATTGATTGCACGCACAAGAATATCCTTGTTCGTAATAGATGATAATGGAATATCACCACTGATATCATCCGCCTCATCATCGTCATACAACAAACGAAGTTTTGCCTTGCTAGTCATCTTTGCACGCGGCTTTCCTTTATCGCCATTCAACATTTGCATGTATTCCTCAGCAATAGCTGGGTTCATTTCAAACGCAGGATGATTCGGATATTGCGCCGACAATTTGAAGAGGTTCTTTGACATGTCAAAATCCATAACACGTTTCTCTTCAACCATAAATTCACCATCGTTGGGATCATACTTAATCTCAAAATACTGGGTCATCTGATATGCATCATGTCCAGGCTTTCGCGAACCATACATCTGCCAATTTGTTTTTCCCTTACTGATACCCTCATCCAACACAGCACCCCAATTATTTGTAATCGGTAGACCATCCCACATCTCCGCAATTTTATCAACAATCCGTTTTCGCAACATGGTTTGCATGACATTATCCATTTGAACGCCAATGATCATATGAATTCCGTCTTTGGTTAAGCTCTTATCCTCCAATCTATTCACCTTGGGCTTTTCCATGATATAAATAGGGAACTCCACATTTTCAACAAACGTGAAGAACCCCTTCAACTCCTCCAAATACAACAACACCATATCTTGAATGTGCTCTTTTGTGTGCTGTCTGCTATCCACCTCATAATTGTATCTAAAATCAAAATCCACCAAAATCGGACCGCCAGACTCCAGTTGCTTCTCGGTCAAATATTCCATATGATTCTTCACAAACACCTTATCATAATAGTATACAAAGAACGCGGGTAGCTCGTCTTGCGGGATATTATACGCACCGCCATAAATTTGTAGCGCCTTGTCTGGAATTCGTGTATGAGTTGGGGTTGATTTGGAATCATTCTTACCATTATGCTTTAACAGAAAGTCTGACAAATCCTTATATGATGTCATTTTGTAGTATATTAATGTATAATATTATTTTATTTCTATTTCATTTTTTTTAACATTTAATATATTGGAAACACACAAGATTATTAATAAATCAGTGCATAAATGGTATAAACCTAATTCATTATATTTTATATTATGGAAGAACAAACTATTTCTAAAGTTATCCCAAAAGATACTCTCATACGATTATTGCGCGATGTAAAAACTCTTATGAAAACGCCTCTCACAGATAATGGAATTTTTTATGTTCACGACGACGTAGAAGTCTTAAAAGGATATGCTATGATAGTAGGACCCAAAGATACCCCTTATTTTGGAGGGTATTATTTGTTTTCATTAAACTACCCGACCGATTATCCACATAGCCCACCAAAGGTAACATACCATACAAATGGCGATGGTATACGCTTCAACCCAAATTTATACAAATGTGGCAAAGTATGTATCTCCCTTTTGAATACTTGGCGAGGAGAACAATGGACCTCTTGCCAAACGATCTCTTCAGTCTTGTTAACCTTGTGCACTTTGCTCTGCAAAGACCCATTATTGAACGAGCCTGGAATAACCAATGCACACAAGGATTTTGACCCATATACACGTATTATTGAATATAAAAACATAGAAATTGCCTACCTGCATATGATAAATAAAGATCAGCGTGTTTTTTCGCCACAATTTGACGTTTTTTACAGGTATATGAAGGAATATTTTCACAAAAATGTAGACGCAATTGCGGAAAATTTAGAAAAATATAAGAATGAACGCGGTCAACCTGAAAAGATTACAACTAGCCTTTATTCCATGACGACTATACTCGATTATAACAAATTGCATGCCTATTTTATGGATACTAAAACAAAAATGGCTTAACCATTCTATTTAAAATTGATTTAAAATAATTATAATCAGCATAATATATAGCTAATAACATGCACTTCTGTAATGTATGCCAAAATATGTATTACATTCGGATTGACGCGGATAATCCGAATAAACTGGTTTATTACTGCAGGAAGTGCGGCAATGAATCAACCGAGCTCCACGCAAATGACATTTGTGTAAGTAAGACGTATGTTAATCAGGGCGAACAAGCATTTACTCACATTATCAATAAATATACGAAGCTGGATCCAACGCTTCCCAGATACAATACTATCTTGTGCCCTAACCCAGATTGCACTACAAATACCAAGGATACACCGCGCGAGATTATTTACATCCGTTATGACGAAATAAACATAGATTACATCTATTTGTGTTCTACTTGCGACACGAGCTGGAAAACTGAAAAACAAGGATAAACTACGACTTGGTATTGCGTGTATATATTGTATTTTTTTATTGTTTTAGAATACGTAAATCTGGACATGTATTTTAAATAAAAATTGATTTTTTATTTAAAGTTATCTATAGATTATATAATAGTAGCAATGAGTGATATAGAAGACGGACTTTTCAATAATTCAGACGACGACAATGATTCTGATGTGGAATCTGTAGCCGAATCAGAAGTTGATTATGATGCCATTGCAAATGATAAACAAACTGCCGTCAAGACCGCACCCAAACTAAATATTGGTAAAACTATCGCCGATGTAGGATTGGATGACGACGCGGAAGAGGATGATGAGGTGTATGGTGATGTGGATGTCGAGAGCGATGGAGAAGGAGACGGCGTAGTTGTGGATGTCGATGATGATGATGACGATGATGTCATAGCTGGCGATAGCGATGACGAGAATGCTCGCACAGCACCTGTACCAAAATCCGCATCTAACGCACAGATAATCGGGGCTGACAATGTTTCAGACGACGAGAACAATGATGATGAGGAGGAGGACGATGAAGATTATTTACAAAAATTTGATAGAGATATTAAAAAGAACTACATAGTTGATTATCACCCAGAATGCATGATTCATAATTACGAAGAAATTAGCGCACTTACCAAGGTTATTCGCGACAAGGACAACATTATCGTAGACCCGTTGCACAGGACTATTCCCTATTTGACCAAGTATGAACGCGCACGTGTATTGGGACAACGCGCAAAGCAAATCAATCTTGGAGCGCGTCCATTTGTCAAGGTACCTGAAAATATTATTGACGGAAATTTGGTCGCAGAGATGGAACTTACGCAAAAGCGGATTCCATTCATTCTGAGACGCCCTCTTCCTGGAAATAGCGGGAGCGAATACTGGAACCTAAAGGACCTTGAAATCATTACATTTTAAACTCGTATACATTTATTTTGAAAAATATTGCATAAAAATTTGTCATATGAGAGATATTAGTATATTATCTCTTTTTATTTTCAAACAATCTAATATTATTTGTTTAATTATATGAAAATTAATAATAATATAT